CAGCGTCTATGTTTTTAATTACGGAGTACCCAACCAAACCATACAAAGGATTTATCGATGTAACATTTTCTAGTCTAACAGCATCTAAACAAATATAAAAGTCATCAGAAAGAACATCGTTTTCAATAAACACTGAGGTGTAAACCTTTATAGTGTTTACAGAGTCCCAGTTAAATCCCGTGCTGCTTTTTCTTAGTTCTTGTAATTGTTTAGTACTAACAATATATCTATTAGTTGCAAAATCGTAGTCTTCTATGATTGCCTCAAACCTTGCCCACTGACCTTCTCCATAAACATCTGTGTCTGAAAACTCAATTAATATATACACCTTGTCTGGATTAATTGGTGAAACATTATTTGCATTTTTATTTACAACTGAAAAGGCAAGTCTTATTTCATCCGTAGGAGCATTTTTACTTAAGTTTAATGCTGTTCCAGTTAGACCTACATAATTGCTTCCAGTGTTTGCCTTAAGTCTTTTTACCCCACCTACCATTTCTGTTGATAGATTTGACATTGACCCATTTGTAATTACAATATTATTTAAAAATCTACATCTTTCATACCGCTCAACTCTTTCAGGGTTTGTAAAAATTCTATTATTTGCATTTGTCGTAAATGCCATAAGGTCTGAACCATTGTCTTTAATATGTATTTCTCCGCTAGAGCCAGTGGAATCTAGTGGTTCATATTTTGGTATTAATGCAATTTGATTATTATATTCCCAACCTTCTGACTCAGAAAATGAAAATAATGTTTTGCTATCATAAGCACCAGCAGTTGGATTTGCACCCGCAGAATAAACTCCAATTTCAGAAATCTCATATCTTTCTTCTGTTGGAAGTTCTGCTGTAAGTACAACTTTAGCAGTTCCATCGTCATCCTTTATATATCCTCTAGATGTAATTGGAACACGAAACATTTCAAAGTCCAGTGAGGTTTGGTTAGAATAATCTCCAAATGGAACTTCTGGGTCTGGATCTAATGGCTTTGCTCCACAGCCCACGGCAATATAGGAAGCATACGCTGGGGACTGACCCACAAGGTATTTAGCAATTATATTTTTTCCATTATTAGTTATCATAGTTATTCCACCTCGTATATTGTATCACTAAGAACAATCCCCTGCTGAAGGATTTGAACCTCTACCTGCTCTTCTTTACCCATATTAATAACGTTGATTACGATATCCCCAGTTCTTGGATCTGTATATACTATTTTACAGTTTTCTATCTGCTTCGTAGGATCAACGGTGTCAAGCGTATATCCCGTACCACATTCTGGGATTCTGTCGCTAAGTTTAATTGGAAAATTTTTAAAATATGAATCTGCCGTTTTTTGTAATGCAAGAATATTTTGAGGGTTATATTGAAAAAATATAGAACTTAGATTTTTAATAGGACTATAAACTACGTTTTCTCCATTAATTAAATCACTTCTAGATATGGTAATGATTTCATGACCACCTATATCCTCAAATATTAAATCAGTCATTATCTCAATAGGAACAGTGTCAGGTGGAGTAATTATTAAATCTGGTGTTGCTGGCTTAACTGCCAGTGGTCTAGCAATACTTGGGCTGGACTGTGGAATTTGTGGAGTTGAATTAGTTGCCATTACTTTACCTCACTTAAGTATACTGTCATATCTGGACCTTCTGTTCCTTTACTATATTCAATATAGTATACAACGTATCTGTCATTTGTAATTTTTTGAATATTATCTTTTGTGTATTTTACAGAAACAATATCGCCTAATTGAATTGTAGAATTAGCAAAAATCTTAACGCCAATAGACTTTCTTGGTTTGACTATTTTTGACAATAGCCACTTCATTAAACTATTTGCTTGATCTTGCGTTTGAATATATGCAGTTTGAATAGAAAAATCTTTTTTGCCATAAGTCATTCTGCTTAACTTAATATCTTCATACTCTTTATTTATTTTAAAAGGAGACACAACAACATTGGACCCTTCTATAGTTGGATCAGACAAAGAACTATTTTTAGAATAGTATTCATCTACCGTTAACTCTCCATTAGATTCTTGAGTAAAGGTCACTCCTTGAATTCTTAAATAGTTTCCAGTTGTTTCATCTAAACTTAACGCAGTGTCTGTAGCATTAAATATCATAAACTCTGCACCGTAAGAACCCGCTCTAAATCCAGAAACCGTGTATCCCTTTATCTTGTTAAACGTTGGAGACATCTTTGCATAAAGTGCTGGATAGGCTTTATCATATCTAATATTAAATGTGGCAGCCTCACGCATGATAGTTCCAAACTCTTCAAAATAAATACTGTACTTCTTAGGATCTGAACTACTGATTCCAGACAAATATGTTCCCTGAATAATACCGCTCATGGCGTACTTTCTAAATGATTCTGTAGCATTAATCTCATCATCAAAAATATTATTAACTGGTGTATCCAAAGCAAACACAGCATTTTGGCTATAGTTATTTGACAGTGCATATATATTTTCAAACATTACTCTTGATGAGCCACGAACAAAAAGTGCCATATTATTATATACTGGAAGTGGGTCTTGGTCTACAACTGTTGTCAGCAATGATCCGTTCATGTATAAATGAAAAACTCTTGCATTTCCTAAAGCCTCATACTCAATTCCAATATCATAAACTGTTACATTTTGCTCAGACGCCATTCTATATTGACCAGTAAACTTACCATCATCTACAATAATATTTCCTAAACCCTCCCAGATTTTTACTGGTATAGCATCAGAAGAAGCAGAGTCTTTTTTAATTTTGTAGAATATAACATTGTGTACATTCTGTTTTTCAAGAGTAGATATGTTAGAACTTCCAAGCGCACTTAACTCTAAATAGTATCCATTATTTGTTTCTGGATTTACCATTATGGCAAGTCCTCCACCACCCCCAGAAATAGTTATGTCTCTGTCTGGAGTTAGTCCTGGCACAGTGTAATAATTTGTGCTGCCGTTTGCTGTTTGCCCACGGCTTGCATTATTTTCTATCTTTCCTACAATTCTCATTCTAGTTCCAAAATGTTTAAATTTACTGTTAAGTGGCTTATAGACATATGAAATAAAATCTCTTGGCTTTCCTGTTACTGGTATCGATGGCCCTTGCATAACAAAAGCAGAGGATTGAATAGTTCCAGATTTTGGCGTTGTAAAAGTATTTACATCTGACTCAGCATTAAAAGTAGCAGACATGAAATTTCTTATAATTCCGTTTCTTGTTGCTTTTTTGGCAAGTTCATTACTAATCCCAGCAGCACCCTCGACAGTATTTGGTGCTTGAGTATTGTCTTCAAATAAATACTTTGACTGCATAGAGCATCCTCTAACGTTTGCGTCATCTCTCCAGTACGAGTTTAGTCCTGCATAATGTTCTTCAATAGAAGTTCCAAACTGCCCTCTTCCATGTTTAGCGACTGCTCCATTTTTTAATTTTAATACTCCGTTAACTTCTTCATAGTTAGGCTCAGTATATATTCTTACAAGTCCAGTTGGGTACATCTTTCCGTTAAACGGTAACTGTGAAAAATAATATTCATACTCTTGGGCGCTGCTAATCCAAACGTTACCGAACTTAGCAACATTAAATTGTGCAGCGTCATATTTAATTATTTCCCCATTGGAATAAAAATATCCATTATATCTTGCTATCCAATAAATTCCTTCACCAAAGTCTATAACGTTGTTTGTTAATTCTCTATTTACAACTGTAGGTATTTGATTTGAAAGATTGGAGTTCAGTGGTATAGCACTTAATAGATATGAAGATTGCATACCTGTTTCATTATTAACAGATTTAGTGTTTTCTGTTCCAGCAACTTCCCATAAAAGAACTGGTTTATAAATCCAATTTCTATCCATGTCAATTAGGCTTGCTTGCTTAATAGTTCCTACAGATCTTTGAATATATTTTTCAGAATAATTAATCTTGCCATCATTAAATACTTGGTTTTCTTCGGATGCAATTTCAATAATGTTTGGAAGAATATTTAAATTTGAGTCAGGTTCATTTCCAGATAAATAAATATCTATAGGTCTTTGATCTGCTGTTGGCATTATATAGTCTTTGCTCATCATAACAAAATTATTATATTCGTCAAAAAACATTGCTGATTGAGACGAGATTGCTAATTGCTCTAAAACTTCTGCAACGCTAACGTCTGGCTCTACATAGAAATATGGGATTATTAACTCTGTTTCATTTGCCACTCTTTTAAAGGTATAGTTTGCAAATCCAACAGAATCTAATAGGAATGCTACTGCAGAACTAAGAGATACATTTGTCATTAAAATTTGTGGCGCTGTTAAGTTTTCAAAATAAAAAAACAAATCTCGTAACTCTAACTCTACTGTTTGATCTGACTTATTGCTTTTTGGAAAACCATCTGAATACAAAGTCTTGACTGGAATATAATAATCCCATTCATCTACATTAAAAACAATATCATAAAACTTAATTTGTATATGTCTATTAATGTAGTTTTTAATTATACTTTGTGTATTGTTTTCATTAAAAGCATCATCGTAATCAAATATAGAAAGAGACCCAGTCGATGCCAAAAGTTGTCCTACTGGCATTCCGCTAACGCCTAAATCTGAAGCACTCTTTTTTACAGAAAAATCTAAAGTCTTATCTGTTATGTCTGCCGTTAATCGTGGGGACATTTCGATAAGATCAAAAGTACAGTTTGACTTGTTCATTGTATCAACAACAACTCTAAGTCCTCTAATATTATCAAACTCTCTATAAATCTCAGCACCACCAGCATTGATATATTTTGTAGGGTTTGTCATATCTGTTACAAAGTTTGTTAGCCTATCTACTTCTGACTCTTCTAAATACCAACCGTACTGTGGTGTGAAAACCTTGTAGTCATTAATTTCATCTATCCAGATATGAAATTCACCTATGTCATTTTCATTAGTACATACTAGATATGCATACCCGTTAACAGATTTTTCTGGAAGCAATGTTGTAGAACTGTACTTTTCTGCATATACGAATATATCTCTGTATGGTTGTGGAACCTTTAATCCATAGGCCAACTCAACATACCCGTCACTTTTTATGATAGGCGTTCCGTCTTTTCTAACAGAAGATTGGTTAAAAGATAATAGATCAACCCATGAATTATTTTTTAAAGCCTGGATCTTCCATCTAACTGGAGTTGCCCTTTTGGAGTCTCCGTAGAATGGATCAGATATTGATGATGATGCGGAAGTAAAAGTTCCAAGATCTACACTGCCTACATGTGTTTGCATTTTAACAACAACTCTATTTGCAGATACAGTATCCTTATATACAATAAATGGTGCGGTATCCTCAATGGCAAACTCTCCATTTTTAGAAAGAGATATACCATACTCTATACCATTTTCAGTTCTAAATGATGTCCAATATTTAAAAGAGTCCTTGACATCTGGCATATAATATCTAGGACGGTTTGCCATATTAATGTTAGGGTGATGCAAATAATTTCCTGGCAAATATACTGCTTTATTGATTCCTGATCTTGGTCTAAATTGTTTAAAGCAATCCTCTAATGAATAAATCATTTTTAATTTTTCTTTATTAGGCTTTAAAGTTATTGGATCACCATTATCTTTAAATCCTCCGTCAATAACTACATCTGCATCTGTAGCACCATAGTAAAATGGTATCGATGTATCCTTAGTTTCTGATGGATCAAAGTTGCTTGGAATAATTTTATATACTGAGTCTGATCTAGTTGGCCTATATCTATAGTTACCAATCTTAAGAATGTTGGTAGGTGAGTTCAGATTCCATTCAGCAATGACAGCACTTTTAGTTTTAACTACAGAAGATGTCTCTAAATGTTTTTTTAAATCTTCATTATAAAACATTATGCCTCTTCCAAGCCTATGGATATATTCCAAAAATCAAACTTAGGGCCTCTTCTATTTACTGTATAAGAAAAGTCAGTAAAGAAAACTTCTACTAATTCGTTATATTGTGGCAGGTGTGCATAAGCAGAATCATCTTTTCCAAATACAGAATACTTATCGTATGATAGATAGCACCAGAAAGATCCTTGATGATTTTCATACCAATCAAGTAATTCTACTCCCCCAGCACCACCGTCGGTTGTATACTGTGCATCTGGAGAGTTAGGCAGTCCAGATTGTCCAGTCATTTCTGATTGTCCGTTAGAATCAAAGTCTGGACTAAAAGCAAAAGACCTTGAAGGCAAATTAGTATAACTAAGATTTATTACTCTTTTATCTGCTATATGATAAGATCTCATTCTTCCGTTTATCATGCGTTCCCGCTTTTCAATTCTTATTTTTCCAATGTCTATTGGTGATCTATTGTCATCTGATAAAATTAAAAATTGATCAATATTGTTTGGGTCTACCTCAGAACCTGGATTAGAATTAATTTCAAGACCGTTAGGTATATACAAACCATTTTCTAGTTTGCCAGAATTTTCAGACCATAGCATGGCCTGTGGTCTACCATATTTTTTACGACCATTCATATAATTAGTAGTTGCCATTATATTCTAACGCTCCTTAACTTCTGAGAGTTTACTCTCTGTATGTTTGTCATTACAGCCTGTGCTATTTCGTCTGGGTTTGCATCAGACTTAACATTTACATTAATACTATAATTATACACTGAGTCGCCAACTGACTCTCCATTATTTATTGCCTTCATATTATCAAGACCAAACGATTCGACAGCATATCTACTCATCACAAATTCACCTGGAGTAAGCATTGACGGAATAACATCTGTTCCTATTACTGGGCCACCTACAGCAAATCTTTGTATTAGGCCACCAGCATTTTTACTCTTTCCCCAGTTAGCAAATGAGTTGGCTGCTGAAGCATTACCGCCAAACTTCTTAAGGTCTGCTGCTCTCTTTGCTGCTGCTGCCTTATCTGCTGCTGCTTTCTGTGCAGCCTCTGCCTTTTTCTTTGCTGCTTCAGGACCATCGTATTTTTTAGCAAGTGCAGCAGCATTTGCCATTCTATTAAGATCTGCAAGATGTTGTCCAGCAACAGATCCAGCATTTTCTGTTGCTTTCTTTTCTGCAATTTTTTGTGCGAACAGTGTAGAGTTTTGTGCAATGTTGGATGATATGTTTGCTTCCATACTCTTGACATGTGCTTTGGCTGTTGGGTCAGTAATAGTCTTGTATGTAGATTTGTATGGTGTTGGTGTTGTTGCTGGGTTTACTCCAGATACCCCGCCAGTTACGACAGAACCACTCTTAGAGCCTCCTGTAGAGCCATTGCCTGTTGATCCATTACCCGTAGAGCCATTGCCTGTAGAACCATCCCCTGTAGAACCATCCCCAGTTGAGCCATCACCTGTCGAACCATCTCCAGTTGACCCATCACCTGTAGACCCATCACCTGGAGAACCATTGGTCACGTAATTAACTGTAATGGTTACAGTCTTATCTTTAATAGAATCATAAAGATCCTTAATTCTCTTCCAAATATCTTCTGCTGTACCGCTTTGAGCGTTAAAGCCATCTAGTGCATCTTTTAATTCTTTTCTAAGTTTTTCGTCCATCAAGGTCATCTGGGCAAGCATCTCTTCCCATTGATCTCTTGTCTGTCCTGCAACTATTCTATTCCTATCATTTGCAGCAATAATGTTTCCAAGAACGACTAACTGATATTCTAACGCAAGATTTTTTGTTAATTCAAGATTAATTGCATTTTGCAATGGAAGAATCTTATCCTTTTCAATTTGATAAATTCTTTCTTCGTGTGCTCTAATAGCAAGCAGTTTAACTTCTCTTGCTTCTTCTATTGCATATATTGCA